TTAATGTAAGTACATTAACAAATTCTGGTATTTGAGTAAAAGCAAATTCTTTACAACTTACGTATGATACACCTATAGAAAATTGGCAAGGAACATTAACATCAGTCTCAGGATCTAATGCTCCAAGTCCATGTGCTATTCCTTGTAAAGTTATAACATCATTTACATCTATATCTACAGGTAATATAATTGCCATAGATGCAATATCTGATCGAACATTTAATATATTACCATCTAATGCTGTAGTAGTATAAAGTAAAGGACTAGACATCCAACTATACTCTCCACCTATAAAAGCATAATTATTACCTACATCATCACCATCAGCAGTATCAAAACTACTAGCTAATGTTGCTACTTTAATATGATCAACTTTGCAATTATCTTGCGGAGATGTAAATATCTGTGTACTCATAACTTAAGATATATAAGTAATTAAAAATGTAGTTCCTGTTGCATTATAAGCTATTCCTGTTAGAGTATTGTTTAGTTCTGCATTATAGTTAATTGTTACTCCTGCAGGTACTGAAACTCCTCCTACTGAACCTGCTGCAGCTCCAACATTTGCTATTGAAAAACTATATGTATTAGGAGGTACAGTACCTATGCCTGTAGCAGAAACAATATTAGTGCTTCTACTTTCAGGTGGACAACAAGTTCCTACTGTTAAAGCATCAATGATACCTTGTAATCCTTGCAACATTTTTAATTGCCACGGAAAATTATTTCCTTTATTTCCGTAATCTTTTGAATTTCCTATTGACATAGTTTCTTATTTTTTATTTTATGCTATTTGATATACACCAGAAATATCAAAATGGCTAGTTACTGTTGTTCCTCCTACGGGTGTGGTATTTTTCCAAGCCAAATCTGTTGTGCTTCCTGAATAATATAATTTATGAATAGTAGTACTATTAACTATGTCTGTTATACCAGCAATGTGATATAAAGCATTACCTGTTGTTTGATGTAATGTACCACTCGCTTGTCTCATTGTTTGTACAGAAGCAAAAGGTAATGTTATTTGATACTGAGTTGTACCAAAATTTGTACATCCAGCAAAGTCTACATAAACTCTAAAATAACAAAGTTTACCTATAAGTATATAAGATCCCGTTGCTACTGTACCAGCTAATAAACCACCTGCATCTTTAAACAAAGGATTAAATTCTACAGGAACTTGTACAATGGTATTAGTAAAATCTTCAACAGTTATAGCTCCAGCAAGATACTCATCATCTCGTCTAGAATCTTTTAATCCAACTGGTATAAGAGTTTTAGATGGATCAACAGTAGTAACTACTCTTTTACCTTTTATCCAAGAAATGAAATTTAGAATATCCATTATTAATTAATTACCATAAAGTGTACCTTAACTACATTATTTAATGCAGCATTTCCACCATTTGAAATAACAACTCTAAAAGCTCCAGCAGCAATGTCTGAAACACCTAAAACAACAATACCTGTTGCAGCTTTATCATATTCAGCAGATACAATAATTCTAGATGTAGAAGTTACATTAGAGTTAATTACTGTAAAATATGTTTTAGCATTTGCTGCTAATGTTGAAGATACAGAAGTAATTACACCATTAAAAGTATTTAAAGTTACAGTTGTTGTAATAGAAGTTAATTGAGTTACAGTACCTGTATCATACAAAGATTGTAAAGGTGCTGCATTTACTGCAAGTGATAACCAACCATCATCTCTACTTGGATCTTTAGCTCCAATTGCTAATAGATTTTGTGTATCAGTTGGTAAAGTTGTTCTGTAGTTTCCGGCTTTGATCCAAGAAATAAAATTTAAAATGTCCATGATTTTTAGTTTTAATAAATATATACTATAATATACAAAAAAAATATTACATAACAAAAAAATCCCCAGATATAATCCGGGGACTTAACAGTTGCCTTGTTGAATATAATGGAGTTATAGAATTAGGCAACTATATATCCTAAAAAGAACATAATAGCTAGCATTAACATAATAGCTATGTTGCTCAATTGTCTTGCTGCAGTATCCTCTTCCCATATGTGATATGTATGGTTATAGAATGGTTTAGTTAAATTAATAGAACTCAACCATAAGAACGCTACAAACATGAGAGTTAAAATAAGCAGTATAGTTTTAAATACTATCATAGTGAATCTATTCTTCTTTGTAAATATACTAAAGCTTTTTGTAAATCCTCTTTTTCAGTAGATTTATTTTTCTTTCCTGCTCTTGCAATATACTTAATTACATTACCAAGATAGAAATCTTTATCTAACTCCCAAGCCTCTAGTACATTAAACACCTCATAGGGGTTGTCTTTGCCGCCATAATAGTCTGGTCTAGGTATATCAGATAAGTCTACTATTCTTTTTTTTAAGTTACTACAAAGTGTTCCATTGATATCTGTCTTTGGTGTATCTTGAGTCCAAACTTTTGTAATAGTAGAACTGTAAGTAGGGTAATCATCATGAGTTATATTCACCATGACTTACCAGATTATAACTACATCTCCTTCAGTAAGAACCAACTTAGTCTCTCCATCAATATCAATACGCTCAACTACTTCTAAGTTAAGTGCACTTGTTCTGACATAGACTTGGTCTCCCACAGCTACTTCTTCTACTTTATCACCAATTGCAAACACTGTTAGTTTACTCCACATCTTAACTGCTTCAGCCATGATTGTTTCTTCATCCTTAGCACTCAGCTTTATAGATGATTCTTTTCTTTTAGGAATACTTAATAATATTGTTCTTCCTCTTAACTTTTTAAACGGTATACTCATTTTTTTAAATTACATTGTTATTACTTTCACTACTGCCATTTGTGCATTGACTATCTCGCCCACTGCATGATCAAATAACAAACTCTTTGCTGCACTCTTAGTATCTTCGGTATATCTACGTTTCAAGATCTCAGCCATTTCTGCAGCTAGTTCTTTTACTTTACGTACATCTTCATCTTTGTGTAGATTCTCCGGATTTATTCCTGCAATTAGTTCCCCAAAATGTGGGATCCTTGTTTCTTTAAATGCTACTTGTTGTTCCTGTTCCATATATTTATCAAATTTAATTCTTGCTTCTAAGTTAGTTTTAGACTCTGCTGTTATTTTGTTCCATATTTCTAACTGTTGTGTTGTCATATCACAGTCTCGTATGTTAGATCAAAGATGTCTTCTCTGCAAGGATAGAATTCTCCTTTAACTCCTTTGATTACATAATCACCTATTGCTGCTGACATATCTCCTTCTAGAGTTGTGATAACCAGATCTTTTGTTTTACCACTTGATGTAATATAACATCTAGAACAAAAGTTTAAGATCTCTATATTGTTTTCACCTGTCCACTGGACTGCCTGAATAACTAATGGTTTCTTTTTATAGAATGTCATGACTGTTGGTTTGTACAAATATAAAAAATATTTTTAAATAAAAAAGTCTGGGCTTTCAACTTCAGACTTTTTCTGTGTAAACCTTTAAAAAAACACAAGCACTATGAATAATGCTTCAACAAATATATAACTTATTTGTTTACTCTACCAAATGTAATATTATTTTTTACTCTAATATCTTTGTGTGCATACTGCCACATCTCTCCAGTATCATTTATGATTACAGTATAGATTGTATCTGTCTCATGACCATAGTCTGTGACTAACCAAATTATGCCTGGGCCTTTAGGGGTAATAACGTCCACCCTGTTTCTTGGTTCATAGATCATAGTTCTCAATTTTTATTCTTTCATCTCTAGCTACTAAGGTAGTATATAACTTAATATCAGTTGACCATTCTTTACCTGTCCAGAATTCAAACCCTGGATAGTTAGATTTATATTTGCAACAGTCTTCATATCCACCAAGTAAATATACATACTCGCAACCTAATAGTTTAGCTGTTTCACATTCTATCATTTGAGCTACTGAGCCTAAAGATAATTTTGGATCTGCATAATCCCAGATAAATTGATATGCCACAAACTGGGTATCATATTGTTTATACAAACTTATCCCTATCAGCTTATCTGTATGATACTCTATAACAGAACAATCCTTAAATGATTCTAGTTTGATATCTCTTTTAAAGTTATGGTACTTACAATACTTTTCATGTAGCTCTTCATACTGTTCTAGATCAGCCAAGACATTTCCAGATTGTGCTATAATTTTTTTGGATAACTTCTTAGTAGTCTTAGTTGGTTTATATAATGCTAAGTCTATCCGGGTACTGCGCTCATTATACCACTTGCCTTCCCAGGGAATCCATCCTTCCTTTAATGCATCTACAGAAGATTCATTAGACTCAAGTATTCCATAGGCACAGTTGACTATGACCTCAAGATTACTAACTTTACCAAATCCAGAGATATGATCAAAGAATATTTTCATTTAATTCCAGAATCTATTACTGGGATAATTGTTCCCACTGGATAAAATGCTCCAACTGGTGCTTGTGTAATAGAGGTCTGTCCTTTATGAACTCTTAATGCTCTTCTCAAAGGTACGGCAGCTTCATTAAGTGGACCATAACATTTAACTAATGTTACTCCGTTAACTTCTTTCCAAACTTTACATGGCATACAGAACATGTTGCTCATTCCACCACCTATTGTATCGGAAACAACAAATGATCTATTTACTGTAGGTAGAGTTTCCCAGGTTGGTGCTTGTGGAAGTGAATCTGAGTACCAGAAGAAAGACCATACTGTACTATCTGTTCCAT